GCGATGGCTGGGTGGAATACGTCAACAGCGATGGCGAAATTGTACGGAATGAAAAGAGGGAGTGGAGATGATATGACACAAACGGTTAAGCCTTTATCGGCCCCGTTCCCGTGGTTTGGAGGAAAGTCGACTGTTGCTGACAAGGTTTGGGCCGGGCTTGGCGACGTGTCGCACTATGTTGAGCCGTTTTTCGGTTCAGGTGCGGTGTTGTTACGCCGACCGCACGCGCCACAATTAGAAACAGTCAACGACCTTGACTGCTTGGTCTCCAATTTTTGGCGGGCAGTTCGCGCAGACCCGGATGCAGTTGCCGACTATGCCGACTGGCCATGCAATGAAGCCGACCTCCACGCTAGGCACATTTGGCTTATCGGCGAGCGCGAAAGCCTGACTAATCGGCTGATGGGCGATGCCGACTGGTTTGATGCCAAGGCTGCGGGCTGGTGGGTGTGGGGTGCCTGCAATTGGATCGGCGGCGGCTGGTGCAGCGGGAACGGTCCCTGGGTTGCTGTTGATGGTGTGTTGACCGATTCACGCCAACTCCCGCACCTAGGTGACGCGGGGAGGGGCATTAACCGCCAACGCCCGCACCTAGGTCCGGGGATGGGCATTAACCGCCAACTCCCGCACCTAGGTGCGGGGATGGGCATTAAACGCCAACTCCCGCACCTATCCGCGGGGACGGGCATTAACCGCCAACTCCCGCACCTATCCGCGGGGAGGGGCGAGTTTATCCGCTCGTGGATGCTTGATCTAGCGGAGCGCTTGCGGCCAACCCGCGTTGCCTGCGGCGACTGGAGCCGCGTGACTGGGCCATCTGTGTTGCGCACTGGCGGGGGCGTTGTCGGTGTTTTTCTTGATCCGCCCTATGCGCTCAATGAACGCGCCGAGGTTTACGCGATGGAATCGCCAGTTGCATCGTCGGAAGTCTCAGGCTGGTGCGCTGCAAACGGAAATGATCCGGCTTTGCGAATTGTGTTGGCCGGTTACGATGGCGAGCACAATGAGCTTGAGGGATTAGGCTGGACGGTTGAGAAGTGGAAGGCGAACGGCGGTTACGGATCATGCGACGGGCGAGGGCGGGACAACGCATCGCGCGAACGGCTATGGTTTTCTCCGCACTGCGTGAGCTCCGCTCGTGATCTTTTTTCAATGGATGCCACACTATGACCCGCGAGCAATTCGCATTTGAAGAGCTAGACGCCCGCAAAGCGGAGGACGCCATGTTCCCGGTGCCGCCTGAGCCGGATTCAAAGGACTGGCCGGCCTATGCTCTGGCCCGCCGCGATCGGGCAAGACGGCGGAAGGCGATGGGTTACAGCCGCGCGTCGGCTGATGCGCTGGTGCGTTGGGCAGAGGCGCGGGATGCTTGAGCTCCGCCCCTACCAGCGCGCGGCCATAGATGGGCTGTATGACTATTGGGCGCAAAAGCGCGGCAACCATCCACTGATAGTTGCCCCGACTGGCGCCGGTAAGAGCCTGATCATTGCCCACCTGGTGCAAGATGCCTGTTCGTATCCTGGCACGCGCATTCTCATCCTGAGCCATGTGAAGGAGCTGCTGGAGCAGAACTCAGCCGAGCTTGCCGGGCAGTATCCTGAAGCCGACATTGGGTTTTTCTCGGCCAGCCTTGGCAAGAAACAGTTGGACCGGCAGGTTACGTTCGCGGGCATCCAGTCGGTATGGGAGCGCGCTTTCGATTTCATCCCGGCCCCGGATTTGGTGCTGATCGATGAGGCGCATATGTTGCCCAAGAACTCGGCAACGCGATATGGCAAGTTCATTGCCGATCTGATGGTTGCTAACCCGCTGACAAAGATCGTCGGCCTAACCGCCACGCCCTACCGGCTGGACAGCGGGTTCCTCCACAAGGGCGAGGGCGCGATCTTTGACGGCATCGCCTACGACATCAGCATTACGGAGCTCATGCAGGATGGCTATCTTGCGCCAGTGATCAGCAAGGCAGGCGTTAAGCAGATCGACCTGACCAATGTCCACAAGCGCGGCGGCGAGTTTATCGAAAGCGAGCTGGCCGCCGCGGCGTCGGACCCGGAACTGGTCAGAGCGACCATTGCCGAGATCGTGCGATATGGCGCCAATCGTAAGGCCTGGCTGATCTTTGCCAGCGGCATTGCCCACGCCAACATGCTGGCCGATGAGCTTGACCTGTACAACGTCCCAAGCGCGGTCGTGACCGGCGAGGATGGCATGGCCGATCGGTCGGCCAAGATTGATGCGTTCCGGTCGGGCAAGCTGCGCGCCTTGATCAACGTCAATGTTTTGACGACCGGATTTAACGTCAAGCATGTTGACCTAGTTGCCCTAGTGCGCGCAACTGCCAGCCCCGGCCTATACGTGCAGGCAGTGGGGCGAGGCACGCGGACGGCAGATGGTAAGGCCGACTGCATTCTCCTCGACTACGGGGCAAATGTGGAACGGCATGGGCTGCTTGATCAGGTCAACCCGAAAGCCAAGTCCACCGGCGAGGGCGTGGCACCGGTCAAGAAATGCCCTGAATGCGAAACGCACAATCCGATAGCCGCGCTGGTCTGCCTGCAATGCGGGTATCAGTTTCCGCCTCGCGAACTCAATCACGGCACCAATGCCTACAAGGGAGCCGTTACCTCCAACCAGGTCGAGAGCACATGGGTGGACGTCGATCACGTTAGCTATTCAAAACACAAAAAGGCGGACAAGCCCGACAGCATAAAAGTTAGCTATCTATGCGGGTTCGTCATGGTCAACGAGTGGCTCTGCCCCGATCATGGCGGATACGCTGCCAGCCGCTACACCGCTCGAATGCCAGCTCTTGGCGCAACGGCGTTGACAACCACCGACGCATTGGCTGAGTGTCAGGACTGGACGCAGCCGAGCCGCATCAAGATCAAGCCCAACGGAAAGTTCCACGAGATAGTGCAGTTGGATTACAAACCGGGAGAACGAATTGAGCGAGCACCACCAACCACAGGATGGCGGCCAAGCTACGACGACGACATCATCCCATTCTGATGGGTGCGTCATATGCATAAATTTGTACGACGGAAAGTATTGCACGCTATGGCGGGACGTGGTGCCGGAGGAAGTCCAAAAGACCGGGTGCAAAAGGATCGATCAGTTTCCGCCGTTCCCTTAGAAAACGCCGAACAGGTAGGATTCCTAAATTGGTTTCGGTCGCGGTTCCCGTCCTTGCTGATCTTCGCCATTCCGAATGGCGATCACAGGGCGATAACGACAGCCAAGCGGCTCAAGGCCGAGGGAGTGGTTGCCGGCATCCCTGACCTATTCATTCCGCAATGGGATCTATGGGTGGAAATGAAACGCCGGGAAGGCGGACGCCTGTCCGAGGATCAACGCCGCATCATTGATTACCTGCAAGCGATCGGGCACGGCGTGATCATCGGCAAGGGTGCTGAGGATGCATCGCGGCAGGTGCTGGCATGGGTTGAGAATAAGGGCGGCTGACACCCATGGAGAGAAATGCCAGCCGCCAATGCGCTCGAAGTCAAACCAAGGAACCAAATTTGACTGAACACGGCGCAAGTTTTAGCACAAGGAAAGGAGCATAAACAATGGCCATCATCTATCTGTCCGGGCCGATGACGGGGTACCCGGACTATAACTATCCCGCCTTCAATGCCGCTGCGGCTGCGCTGCGTGCCTATGGGCATAGGGTCTACAATCCAGCCGAGTTCCCGCATGATGGGGATTCGTTCCCGATGCGCCGCGCGTTTGCCGCCTTCAGCGCGTTCATTTGCTTGGAGGCCGATACGATCGTTGCGCTGCCAGGCTGGGAAAAGTCGCGTGGCGCAACCGCTGAAATGGCGCTGGCGCACGTGTGCGGGTTGGAGGTGTACTGTGTTTGATAATCCAGACGATGCCGCCGATTGGTTTTCTCATATCAGGCGGCTGGTTGAAAAAGCGCGCAACGACCGAGAACTGAAACTCGCGTCCGTCCTGTTGGATGGGCACCACTTTCTCGCCCTGCCTGAGCCACGCCAGCGCGAGCTGGTTAACCTATACGCTGACAAACTATTGGAAATGGGAGCAGACTAGATGACGACGAAGAAAATGCTAACAACGATGCCGAACGATGGGAGGCCATATGTGCTGGAAAGTGCGGCGTTTCGGATGAGCGTTCACCAGTATCGGCAGGATGCACAACGCGAAATCGACGCATTGGACGGCGAAATAAGCCGACTTCAGGCCGAGCTAGAGGCGCGTATGGCACGGCGGCAGGATCTGGCCCAGATTGTTATTCTCGCCGATATGGTGCTGGAGCAAAAGGCGGTTACTTTTTCTGAACGTTCCTGATCTGGTCTATGGCTTCGCGCAGGTAGCGCATATCTGTGCGAAGCTCCGTCAGCAAAGCCGTTTCATTGATCCGGTTGGTTTGAAGCTCTATCATGAGCGTGTCCAGCCTGTCGCCTTGATCGTTAACCCTAGTGTCAAGTTTCTGAATGTCGTTTGCGTTGGTCTGCACGCCAGATGCGAGCGTTTGCCATCCGATGGTTAGGCCGACAATCACTGACCCAATGGTCAGGATATTGCCGAGGGAGATTTTCAGCTCAATCCATTCTGGCACTTAGAACCACCGCTTCTTTTTCTTTGGCGGGATGGGCGCATCGGTTTTAACCGATCGGCGGCCAAGGACGAAGCCAACGGCTGCCGCAAACGTCGCAAGCCCCGGCGCCCCAGCAATGCGCCATGCAAGACCGGCACCCGCCACGATGAGGGCTAGGGGCCAGTACGGGACAAGCGGAACGAGCCAATCAGGGATGAGATGGTTCACTTCGCCCACCCCATGCGCCGGGCGATAACGTACCAAGCCTCTGTCGCGGCGCCGATGGCAAAGCCTAGCGCCACCTCCACAACATTGAGAACGTCTGGATCGGTAGCGATGCCGCTATCCTCTGGCAACAGCCCCTTGATGACAAGCGCGCCGGAAATGTAGCGCAGGGCAATGCGGGCAATGACAGCGGTCATAGCAAACCTCTTATCCGAACAATGACGCAATCCAATTGTAGGCACCTACAACTACACCAGCAATGGCCAACGCCGCAAGAACTAGCCAGCCAGTGCTGCTTGGCTTGGGCTCGATCACAGTGATGGTAGGCGCATCATCCATCGCATCCAGCGCGCTCAGGAATGCATCGGCATATTGCGCGATCTGGCTGGCGCGGTCGGTGCCGTTAACGACCCTGCGAGCTTCGCGAAAGTCGGCGGCGTCGGCCAGCTTCATGCCGGTGAACCAGCCTTCCAACATGCCGCGCACAAGGATCAGCGCCGACACTTCGGGGATCATTGCCTTGGATGGATCGGCTACTAGGTCAATGCCTAGCTTCTCCCCGGCCTTGACGTAGTTCGCCTTGTGCGTGAGCTGGACGAAGCCGCGGCCAAACCATCCGCCAGACCAATAGTCGGATTTGACCCACGGCAGATTGCCGGCCTTCCACGCCTTGGTTAGCCGCTCCTTTGCCTTGGCGTCGGTTGTCGCCAGCGTTTCGCGCACGGGCTGCATGGTGCGCGCTGTTTCGTGGTATGCGGTCGCAAGGATGTAGGCTAGGTGGCGATCGTTGCCTGAGCCAGCCTTGCGCCATGCCTCAAAGATAATGCCGAAGCCGTCCACTTGGGCTTGGCTGAGCGACCCGCCGAACATTGGCCGTACTGCCTCGAAGAAGTCCGCGTTCATCATTGCGTCCCTTTGCCTTTGATCCAGTTATAGACGGGTCGAAACAATACCATGACAGCCACGCCGATG